ATTCGGTCATACATTACGTAAAATTAAATATCAATTAGAATTTCACTGTGATGGTTATAGAATGACTGAAAATGGCGAAGTAACATATTATACTAAAAAAGATCGCGTGTATGCGCGAGATTAAAAAAACTTATCGAGAAGCGCGCATATCAAAAAAATATGTGCGTTTTCCCGTCTATTAAAAAAATTTCAAAGAACTCGATCAATAGCGGATCGGTATCGATATGACCGCGTACCGCTCCCACGTTAATTGCGTTCCCTATAAACGCCGTGGTTATCCGTGTATCGTGTATGTACACTTTCAACACGTATACGATCTTTACACCAACCCCCCATATATACGAATATATTTGAGAAATTCTTAATTCCATAATTTCGAAATAACCCTTTTGGATTTAAAATCCAAGATCCGAAATTTTAACCTTTATAAAAATTTTTGTAAAACTAAACGTATATACGATTTTTGGTATTCCAGACTTTCCTTACCATATTCATATGTTAAATAAAACATTATGAAAAACATAACAGATAAGGAAAAGTCAAATTATTATGAAATGGATGAAAGTCAAATTCGTCTAAACGTTAAATCAGCACATGCATATTCGTTTAAAAAAACCGATGAAAACGCGTGGAATGTTACATATTATAAACGTAAATATGGAAAGCGTCAATCACCATATTCTACCGGGCATATCTACGTTCTTCAAAATACTTCATTTCCTGGAGTTTTTAAAATTGGTTTTACTGAACGGTTAATTTCGGAACGTTTACATGATATTAATCGTTCAGCCGGGATGATTACACCATGGCAAATAAGAGATTTTTTCTATTGTTTAACACCATACTTAAAAGAACAAGAAATATTCGAACAATTAAAAGAATATCGTATTGAAAATACGGAAGGTTTTATTGCTCCTTATGATATGGTACGTTCCGTGATTTTTGAAGTACTTGGTATTAGCGACGGGGATATCGACTAGATATCCAACGTTATATATTTATTATAAACATACAAAATAAAAATTTAATATGGCAACATATCTTTTTAAAGATGAAAATAAAGCTGCATTTGTAAATGGAGCAAATTCATTATTTTCTAAAAATGGTTTAGAACAAGAAATTTCTCAAGCAGATTTATTAGATACACCTCCAAATAAAGCAGAATTTACTTTGTTTGTTACTGAGGATCCACAACAAATTTCAATAATTGATCAAGCAATCGAAGATAAACATTTTGGATTTCCATTACGTCAAATTGATTTAAAATCAATGGTTAAAGAATCTCAAAAATATTCAAAGAAAAAACGCAAATAATTTGGCGTCGAGTCCTTTCCTCAATATATTCAAACGTGGGAAGAAAGAGAAGTAAAACATTTAACATATAAATTAAATAAAACGCGTGTAACGCGTTATAACACGTATAACATGTTGTATATACGTATAAACATAGGATAGAATGAGATATAAGGAACAATCTTTGAATAAAATTGAGCAAGTAAATAATCGTATTAAAAACGTTGAGTTTCTTGTTTTGCGTGGTCAACAAAATGAAGCTGTTCAAGCAATTGAAGAATTAAAAGAAAAAGTAGAAGAATTACGTTCGTTAATTTCAATCGAACATAACGAGTTCGAAACATACGGAAACTAATTAATATAAATAGGTTATGACATTAAACGAAGAACAATTGTTATCCAATTGGGAACAATTTTTAAATTATATTAAAACATATATTACGGGTGATCGTAAACAACGTTTATTAGATTTTTATAACAAATATGAAGAACGTTTTATTTTACTTCCAGCATCACATAAGCCCCAATATCACAATTGTTTCCCTGGAGGGTATATTGAACATGTTAACCGTGTGGTATCAGCTTCTATCGAGATAGATAAAATTTGGAGACAATTTGAAGTTAAAGATACATATACACTTGAAGAAGTTGTATTTTCTGCTTTAAACCATGATTTAGGTAAATTTGGATCTTTAGAACATGAAGCTGTTTTACCTAATCCATCTGAATGGCATGTTAAGAATAGAGGTGAAATTTATACATTTAATACTCAGTTAGATTATATGACTGTACCTGATCGTGGCTTATGGTTATTAAATCAATTAGGTATTGAAATTTCTAAAAACGAATATTTAGCTATTAAATTACATGATGGTTTATATGATGAATCAAATAAACCTTATTTAATATCTTGGGCTCCAGAAACTAAATTAAGAACATCATTACCTTATATTATACATCAGGCTGATTTATTAGCAGCTCGTGTTGAGTTTGAACGTGAAAATTTAGATAAATTCAATACAACTCCTGTAGATAAACCAAAACTAATAACATCAACATCAACTTACGTTAAACCAAAACAAATATCATTAGATTCGATTGCTCCTAATGCAAATTTAAAGAATATAATGGATACATTTTTTGAATAATATGGATATTTTATTATATATTATTGCAACATTACTTATAGCAGCTATTTATGCTTGTTATAATTTATTTTCAAAAACAGAACGATTAGAAAAAATAGTTGACCAACAAAATCAATATATTACTAATATTTCTGAGTTAATTGAATTATCAAATAAAAAAATAAAAGAATCTGAAGTTGCTCAAGCTTTTAAAGCAGATGATGAAATTGGTTTCTTTTTTGAAACCTTACAAGAAATTCAAAATCAATTAAATTCTTTTAAAACACGAAATAATTAATATGATTACAGTCGAAACGACTGAAGAAGTGCTCTTCACTAAGAAGGGCACTCTTCGTAAACGTAAACCTAAAAAATCAAATATATATTTTACTCAAGAAACTGAGGATGCAATTATAGCTTATTTAGCTTCTAAAGATCAAATGTTTCGTAATCGTATTTTTGATGAAAAAATTGATTATGCTTTTCATAAACTAGCAGAAAATATTATTCATACATTTAAATTTTATTATACTGATGTTGATACTATTAATGAGTTAAAACATGAAGTAGTTTCTTTTTTACTTGAAAAACTACATTTATATAATCCAACTAAAGGTAAAGCATTTTCTTATTTTGGAACTATTGCTAAACGTTATTTAATTATTTATAATGAAAAAAATTATAAAAAAGTTAAAGAAAAAGGAACATTAGAAGAAGCAGATGAAGATAAAATTATTGTTGAAGATTTAGTTCGTGAATCAAACGATGATAAAAATTTAATAAATGATTTTATTGATTATTTTGTTTTATATGTTGATACACATCTTGAAAAATTATTTCCTCGAATTCAAGATCAAAAAACAGCAGATGTTATCTTAGAATTATTTCGTAAACGAGAAAATTTAGAAATTTTTAATAAAAAAGCAATTTATATCTACATTCGTGAAATGATAGATGTTGATACTTTTCAAATAACTAAAGTAATTAAAGTTTTAAAACGAGTATATTATAATACATATAATGAATATTACGAAAACGGTTTTGTAAAAATATAAAAAATTATATTTATAACAAAATAAATATTATGGATTTCGAACAAAAAATATTCGGACAAAAAACATTTTCAGATATTTTAAAAAATATCTATGATAATTCTAAAGAAAAAGAAAAACAAATAAAAGACCTTATTTCAGGTCTTAAACCTCTTATATCTGATACTCAATCAGCTTTAATGGTAGTTCCTTTAATTAAAGAATATCTTGATATATCTGTTAAAAATGATGATTCATTAATTAAAATGGCAGGTATAGTTCAACGTGCTATGGCTAATTCTAAAAATGGAGGAGATGGAGATTTTTTAAGTGAATCTGAATTAGAACAATTAAGAGGTGAAGTTCAAAAAATAGGTGAAGAAATAAATAAACCTGTAAAAATTAATGACTAGGGTTGCTAAAAATACTATTGGAGGAGCATTAACTTCAACATTATCTAATAAAAAAATATCTTCATCTATTCCTTTTAAAATAGGAAAAGTAATGGGTATTATTATGGATGAAAATACTCCTAATAATGAATTATTTATTCGTGATGGAGGGTGGGGAGGAATAGGTACTATATATTATGTAAATTATCCAACTAATAAAAATATAAAAAATGTTAATTTAGCAACGTTAAATACTGCTACTCCTTTTATACCTAATCAAAAATATATTCCTTTAAAAGGAGAATTAGTTTTAATATTTGATCTACCATCTCCTGAAACTCAAGATAATTCTAGAAAAACTAAAAAATATTATTTAAGTGTTTTAAATCTATGGAATAATAATCATCATAATGCTCAACTTTTAGCTGATGAAACTTTAGGTAAAACTTTTTTTGAAAATGCTAATATTAAAGCATTATTACCTTTTGAAGGTGATAGTATATTTGAAGGAAGAGTAGGTAATTCATTACGTTTTTCAAGCACAACGAAATTTAATACTAAAGAAAATTTTTGGAGTTTAACTGGAACTAATGGAGATCCTATTACTTTATTAACTAATGGACATAAATTTAATTCAGGTTCATTAAAACCATATATTGAAAACATAAATAATGATCACGCATCATTATATTTAACTTCAACTCAAAAAGTTCCCATTAAAACAAGAAATTTTACTTATAATCTTTTGTTTAATCCAATCAAACCTGATTCTTATTTTAATTCTTCTCAAGCTATATTATCTAGTGATAGAATTATATTAAATGCTAAAAAAGATGAAGTATTAATTTATGGAAATGGAGTAGGTTTATCTTCAACTAATACTATTTATTTAAATTCTGATGTTGATATTATTTTAGATGCTCCTAAAATTAATTTAGGATTAACCATTGAAGGATCCGCCGCTATTGAACCTATATTATTAGGTAATCAAACAATTGCCACTTTATCATCTTTAATAAAAGAATTAAAATCATTTTGTACTTCTTTAAAAACTGTAGAAACAACTCCAGCTGGTACTCCATTAACAGATGTTACAATAGCTGCTAAATCATTATATACAGCTTTAGAAGACATAACTACTGTTACTGATAATTTAAATAAATTAAAATCCACTAAATCATATACAGTATAATGATTAATACAGAAGATATATCTAGTGTAGCAGAATTAGGAAAAGGTAATATAGCTGAAAATGCTAAAAACTTTTTAAAAGATAAAGCTGAAGCTTTTATTGAAGCTAAAAAACAATCATATGAAAAATTAAAAAAGGAAATTGAAGATTTAGGAAAACAATTAGAACAATCTGCTAAAGACTATGAAAATAAATTAAAATCACTTGGTAATATATCAACAGAAACTGCAGTTGTGGCTGGAGTTGCTGTAGGTACTGTTGCTGCTGCTTCTATTAGAAATAATAATACTAATACGGATGATACTAATCAACAAGAACAAAACGAAGCTAAAAAAGCATTTGAAACAGAACAAAAAGCTATTAAAGATAATATTGAATCAAAACAAAAAACATTAGAAAATAAAATAAAAGGTTATTTACCTCAAGAATTACAAGAAGTAGAATCAGCATATAAAACAGCTCAAGATACTATAGAATCAAAACAAAATGATATTAGAAATGGAAATAGAATTAAAGTTTCTGCATCTAGTGTTATTACTCTTGTTGGTGTTTTAGCTGATTATTTATTAGGTACAGTATCTATAGGTAATAAAAAAATAGAAAAATTAGTAGATCAAGTAAATCTATTTATAAAAAATATAAAAACTGAAAAAGATATCCAAAAAGCTAGACTATATGTTAATAGAGCTAAACTTATAATAAATGTAAACAGACAAAGATTAGAAACAATTCAAACAATATTATCAATTCTTGAAATATTAATTCCTTTATTAGATATTATATTAAGTTTATTTAAATCTAATCCTGTACCTTCATCTGTTCCTCCTGGAGTTGGTGTTCCTTTAGGTGCTATTAATACTATAGATTCTAAAACTAAAACATTAGATGATTTAAAATTAGCTGCTTCTGTATTATTACGTATAGCAAATAAAATAGTATCTAAATTATTAGCTGATCTAGATTATCAAGAAAGTAGATTATTACCTATTGAAGGGTTATTAGATTCTGGTTTAAATAATTTAACTTCACAACAAATTCAAAATTTAGGACCTCAATTAGGGTATTTACAAGGATATGATTATAAAGGATTTAAATTTTTTATAAAAGAAGAAAATAATTCTAAATTTGTTGTTAAAGGAAATAAACGTAAATATGCAACAGCAGTTAATAAAGATGGAAATGATATTTTAAAAAGTACTTCTTCATTTACTTTATCTCCTGATGTGTTAATTGAAGAATTAAAATTACAAATAGACCAAAAAGGTCTCGTAGCTTAATATTTATAATCATGAAAGTAGACGTATTTAAAAAACTTATTAAAGAATCAGTACGTGAAGTTCTAAGAGAAGAATTATCACAAATCCAATCAGCTCCAATACAAGAAAATAGAGCTATGAGTTTTACTACTCAAGATATTGATATGGTAGCCTATAGAAATAATTTAGCTAACATGATGGGTTTACAAGCTCCTTCTATGCAATCTTCTATTTCTAAATCTCCATCAACTGGTAATCCATATTTAGATATAATTGCTGAAACTGCAGCTACTATGACTCCACAAGAGTTAGCTCAAATGAGACAATATAGCGAATAATTATGCCAATACCTCAAGTAGTTAGGATAGATCCTAGAGATTTAGATAAAAATAGAGCAATAGGAGTTAGTATTCCTTTTAGTGCTGGAGGTGTATTTAATCAAACATATTCAACTAAAGATCAAATTAAATCTAATTTAATTAATCTTTTATTAACTTATAAAGGAGAAAGAATTGAAAATCCAGAGTTTGGAGCTGATTTACTTCGATTATTATTTGAACCATTAACTGAAAATTTATATCCTAAAATACAAAATCAAATAATATCAAGTGTACGAATATATATTCCTGAAATTACTATTTTAAATATCGAAATAACTCCTAATATTGATTATAATACAGTTAATATTACTATAGATTATAAATTAAATCTTTCAGGACAAAAAGATAATATTACATTAGAATTACAATAATGGCTGAGGACAAACAAATAAAATATGTAAATAAAACTTTTAGTGATTTTAAATCATCACTTCAAGAATTTGCTAAAACATATTTCCCTGATAATTATAATGATTTTTCAGAAGCATCTCCAGGAAATATGTTTATTGAAATGGCATCGTATGTTGGTGATGTTTCATCCTTTTATATTGATTCTCAAATTCAAGAAAACTTTTTGAATTTAGCAAAAGAAAAAGAAAGTTTATATAATTTAGCTTATTCATTTGGTTATCGTCCTAAAGTATCATATGCTTCTACTACTACTTTAGATATATATCAATTATTACCTACAATAATAGATGGTGGAAATATAAAACCTGATTTTTCATATTCTCTTTTAGTACCTGAAAATACTATTGTAAATAGTAATTTAAATAATCAAAAATTTCTTACTTTATCTACTGTTGATTTTTCAAATACTGCATCTGCTGATATAAGTTTTGTAGATAATAATTATTTTTTAATAAAAAAACAAACAAATGTAATATCAGCTGAAGTTAAAACTTCAACTTTTTCTTTTACTTCTCCTAAAAAATTTGATTCTATAACTATTGAAGATACTAATATTCTTCAAGTATTAGAAGTTACAGATAGTGATAGTAATTTATGGTATGAAGTTCCTTATTTAGCTCAAGATTTAATTCCTTTACCTATTTCTAATCCTACATCAGGAAGTGATGGAATTAATCATTTATTAAATTTTCAACGTGTACCTCGTCGTTTTGTAACACGTGTTAAACCAAACGATAAATTAGAATTACAATTTGGAGCAGGTATGTCAATTAATAATACTGATACTTCAATTTTACCAACTCCAGAAAATATTAATTTAGGATTAATACCAAGTATATCAACTAACATAGATGATTATAATAAAGCATCAATATTTCATACTAAAGCATATGGTTTAGTACCCCAAAATACTACATTAACTGTAAAATATTTAGTAGGAGGAGGTTTATCTTCTAATACTTCTGCTAATTCATTAACTAGTATTAATAATTCTACAATATCTTTTAAATATAATGGATTAGTAAATAATGCTATTACTGGAAGTATTTTAAGTAGTGTAGTTTGTAATAATGAATCTGCTTCATTAGGTGGTAGAGGAGCTGATACTATTGAAGAAGTTCGTTTAAATGCTTTAAATGCTTATTCATCTCAAAATAGAACAGTAACAAAAGAAGACTATGTTATGCGTGCATTAAGTATGCCTTCTAAATATGGTACTATATCAAAAGCATATTTAACTCAAGAAACATATAATTCATTAGGTAATTTATTAGATAAAAATCCTTTAAGTTTAGATTTATATGTTTTAGGATATAATTCAGATAAAACATTAACAACAGCTAATCCTACATTAAAAACTAATTTAAAAAATTATTTAAATCAGTATCGTATGATTACTGATGCTATTAATATTAAAAATGCTTTTTATATTAATTTAGGAATTAATTTTGAAATAAATTCTGATCCAAGTTATAATAATAATGAATTATTATCTAATTGCATATTTTCAGTAAAAAATTATTTTAATATAGATTCATGGCAAATAAATCAACCTATTATTTTAGCCGAGATTAATGCGCTTTTACTTAAAATTTCTGGTGTTAGATCAGTCAATAAAATAGAAGTAATAAATAAACAAGGAGGAAATTATTCTCAATACGGGTATGATGTTCAATCAGCAACTAGAAATGGTATTTTATATCCATCAATAGATCCTAGTATATTTGAAATTCGTTATCCTAATATTGATATAAATGGTAGAATAATTACATATTAAAAATGGCAGTATATAAAATATTTCCCGATAAGGATGCTTCAATATATTCATATTACCCTACAAAAAATGCAGGGATTGATGAAATATTAGATTTAAGTATTTATGAATCAATTGAAGAAGTAGGTGAAGTATCTCGTATTCTTTTATCTTTTCCTACTTCAGAAATTCAAGATTTATTAATTAATAAAATAGCTTTATCTAATTATAAGGCTTATTTAAAATTATACTTAGCTAATGCTTCTTCAATTCCATTAGATTATACTATATATTGTCATCCGATATCTGGTTCTTGGAATATGGGAACAGGACGTGCAGCTAATATACCAGCAACTACAGATGGAGTTAGTTGGAAATATAGAGATTTATTAGACGGAAAGATATTTACTTCTTCAATTTCTGAAGCTACTAATAGTTACAATGGAAATAATGTTGGAGGAGGAAGTTGGTATACTGGAAGTAATTTAATTGCTACTCAATCTTTTACTTATATTACAAATAAAGATATTGAATTAAATGTAACTAATGCTATTAGTTCTAGTTATTATCAAAATGGTTTTATAATTAAACACTCTAATTCTTTAGAATTTATTACAGGTTCATCATTTGAAACTAAATATTTTTCTACAGATACTCATACTATTTATCCACCATGTTTAGAATTTAGATGGAATGATTTTTCATATTTAACAGGCTCATTAAATACTGTATCTTCAGATAATATCAGTATTTCGTTATCTAATAATAAAGGTGAATTTAAAGAAGAATCAATTAATCGTTTTAGAGTAAATGTAAGAGATCGTTTTCCTACTAGGATGTTTCAAACCTCTTCTGTATATTTAAATAATAAATTATTACCTACATCTTCATATTATGCTATAAAAGATATCAAAACTGAAGAAATAATAATAGATTTTGATACATCTTTTACTAAATTATCAGCAGATTCAAAAGGTAATTATTTTGATTTATATATGAATGGATTACAACCTGAAAGATATTATAGTATATTGATTAAATCTATAATAAGTGGAAGTACAATAGTACATGAAGATAGTAATTATTTTAAAATTATACAATAATGTCTGAAGTTATACAATTAAATAAAAAAATTTTTATCAAAGAAGATTTTGAAAAAGTAATTGATACTGGGTTTAATCAATTAATAAAAACAGTTCCAACTACTACTTTTACTTTAGATGATTTTTTTCAATTATATGAAAATTTATTTGAAACTATTCCTAAAGAAGGAGATTTAAATTCTCATAGATATATATTAATTAAAACAGCAGAATATTTAGGAGTAAATATAAATGAAAATATAGATATTCAAATTTTATTAGATGAAATAACATCTTTAAGACAAGAATTATTAGATGCTAATAAAACATTAGTAGATTTAACTAAAAAATAATGGCGGATAATATTAAAATTGTAGGTAACGTAAATAATATTCAACGTATATCTCGATTTAAAACAACTGATACTGATTTATTATCTATTAATAACCTTCCTCAAAATTTTGGGAATGAAGGAGATTTTATTGAATTTTTTGTTTATGATAATAATAACAATTTACTTATAGTAAATTATAATTATACTAATTTTAAATTACCAACTAACAAATTTCTATTTTCAGATGGTACTCTTCCTGAAATACAAATAGATCCAACTCAAGATATCCAAAATGCAGGATATAATAATGGTACTTTTAAATCTCAATATAGTTTCTTTAGAAGAAAATTTTCTTCATCTAATACTGATTTATTCATAAGTGAAATTTCAGAAAATAGAACAGAAATAAGAGTAAATTCTATTAATATATCTTCATCTGATTTAGTTAAAGAAGCTCAAAATTTAATCAACGAATTAACTTCAGTTTCATATCAAAAATATTATGTAGCTAATTTTGATATTGATATCCAACAAACTGTAATTAATATTGCTATTGATAATACTACTGATATACCATCAATATTATTTAAATTATACGAACCTTTATCTGCAGAAATATCAGAAAAAGATACATTATGGGTTACAGAAGAAATTACTGAACCTTATGTATTTAATATTAATTTAGATTTATCAATTATCCCAGCTCCTCTTCCTCAATTAAGAGGTCCTAATTTTGATATAGAATTAGATATAAAACAAAATATAGCTACAGGATATCAAACTTATTCATCATTAGTATCTTCACTAACTGGATCTTCATACCATAAAGTTTTAAATTATATGAATGATAATTCATATGATTTAAATATTGATTATACAGCATTTGAAAATTTCATTCATTTTAGTTCAGCTAAAAAACGTTTAGAAATATTTTATGATAAAACTAAACAAATTGAAAATTATAATAATGATATTTTAACACTTATAAATCCAACTTCAGCATTAAAAAATACTGAAACTGCATCTATTAAATTAAAAATAGATAATATAGTTAAATATTTTGATGGATTTGAAAACTATTTATATTACGAATCATCTTCATATTCTTGGCCTAAATCAGGAAATAATAAACCCTATAATTTATTATCTACCGGATCATCTATAACTAAAACATGGTATAGTAATTATACTGGTTCTGCTGAATTATATGATCAAGATAATTTAGATCATTTATATAATATCATTCCAGAATATATTAAAAATGATCCTAATAATTATCAACCATACTATACTTTTATAGATATGATTGGACATTATTTTGATAATGTTTGGATCTATATTACATCAATTAATGAATTATATAATGCCGATAATAATCTTGAAAAAGGTGTTTCTAAAGATATAGTATATGATGCATTAAAATCATTAGGTGTTAAATTATATAATAGTAAAGGTAATGATAATTTTGATAATTATATAAATGGTTTAAATAGTGGAAGTGTATTATTTGATAATGATTTTTCAGTAACAAGTAGTTATTTAAATAATATATCTAAAAAAGATTTATTAGCTGAAACTTATAAAAGAATATATCATAATTTAATTTTATTAAATAAGGGTAAAGGTACATCTGTTGGTTTACAAAATTTAATTACTACTTTTGGTATTACTGGTTCTATATTATCTCCTAAAGAATTTGGAGGATCTTTAAAAAAGAACGAAATTAAAGGATATGATAATGATAAAATAACTATCCAAAATAATACTATTACAGGTAGTGTATTATCTCCATTTATATCTTTACAAACTCAACCAACAGCATCATCAGAATTTACTTCAACTGATTTACATTTTGTAGATTTATCATTTAGTCCTCAAAATGAATTAAATTCTAGAATATCAGCATCTATTGCTTCTACATACCCAACATTTTCATTAGATGAATATATTGGAGATCCAAGATTAATGGAATCATCATCTTATGATAATTTAATAATACAACAAAATTATTTTATTTCAGCTAGTTCTGCTATTTCTGGTAGTGCTCAACGTTTAGATTATAAGGAATTTATTGAATTAGTAAAATATTTTGATAATAGTTTATTCAAAATGTTAAAAGATTTTGTTCCTGCTAGAGCAAATGCGTTAACTGGGGTAACAATAAAATCTCCTATATTAGAAAGAAATAAAATCTCTTCATACCAACCTGATGTAACGGAACAAGAAACATATCAAGCTAATTATAATGCGCCTACTATTAAGGAAGATAATGATTATCATTATGATAAACTTTCAGGAAATAAATCTTCATTTTATACTGGAGAAATAATAGGTTCATATATTGATACGTACAAATATTTTTTTGAATCAAACCCAAATCCATATCTTTATCCTTCAAGATCATTTAGTTTAAATAAATTTAATCATAGTGATTTTAATGTTATGTTAAACAACGTAACAGGAAGTAGAACATCAATATCAAGATATAAAACTGAAAATATATATAATGCTATAAATAGTAAAGTATTTTCAACTCAATCAGCAATTACTCAATATAGTTCAAGTGCTGAATTACAAGATAGTAATTTATCATTACGTGGATATGAAAATTCTAGATATGAAGGAACTAAAATATATAGTTTAAAATATAATGTATATAGTTCTGCATCTGAAGCATATATTGGAGATAGTTCTTTTGGTAAAAATGCTGTTATTGATCAATATACAAGAAAAATTGGTTTATTTACTCAAATAAAAAACAATAATTTATTAACAAGTATACAAAAAAATAATGTAATTTTAAAATATCTTGTTGATGAAGAAGGAAGTTTAACTGAATTAAATAAAAAGAATAAAAATTGGGTTGAAGTTCAAAATTTATTTAAGGAAGGTCAACTTTTAACAGTTGCCCAATTTAATCCTGAAAAATATGGAGATTCAAAAGTTGCTGATGGTGATAAACTAATTTATAATAGTGGATATAATTATTTACCTATATTATATACTACTGGTTCAACTCTTACAGATAAATTACATTTTCAATATAGTGGAGAAGATATTGCTAAATTATTTAAATCAACAAATATAAATGGAGGCTTTATTAGTGGTAGTGGAAACAACGTATATCCTTTAAAACCTAGTGGTTCACAAGGTGCAAAAGTAATATATAATATATTTGATCAAATTGATTTTAATGATAATTTATTATTTAAAACAGGTAGTTCAATAGTAAATACATTTCCTTCATATTCAGTATCGGCTGATGGAACATATGTATTTGATACATCAATTAATATAGGTGTTCAATTTCAAGCAACTAACCAAAATCTTTCTTTTAAATATGATATAATTAAAGGTGAAATTATTGATAACTTTCCTTCAGGAGATATAATAGCAACCTCAGGCATACAAAAATTTACTACATCTTATAAAATTGATATAATAGCCCGAGGATATAATGTAAATCAAGGTGAAGCCGTATTTGACGAATTAAGAAATCCTATTATAAGTGTTGATATTCCTTCTTCTTATTTTCCATTACTTTTAGATGATGATATAGATGATTTAAATTTATCATATGTTAGTACTAATATATATTCTGATGGAACTAATAATTGGCGTTCTTATATAATAACATGGAATCAAGGAGGTTCAACTCGTACAAATTTAGTATTTAGTAAAAGTTCTTCTCCTAATAATACATTTGATAAAGATGATTATATAACTTCATTATCATCTCCTAATGATATTAAGCAAAATTTAAATGGAACATTAAATTTATTTGTTAATAAGGGGGATTCTCTTCGTCTTGTTAAAAATGATAAAATATATTTTAAATTATCATTAGTTGATACAACAACAAATAATTTTACAGCATCTTTTACATCTCCAGGAGAATTAAAAAATAACTTAACATCTAATATTGCTGGAAATTCTGTATTTGCTATTGGATCTAGTTCTGATAGTTTTATTAGTCGAGCTATTTCATCTTCATTAGGAAATATAGATACTTTAGTATTTAATGAAGGATTAAGTTCTTTTAATAATTATTTATTTCTTCCTGATACTGGATCAGCAGATTTAAATAAATTATATACAGATTATGGAAGAGTAAATACAGCATTTACTCCAATGAAAGAAGATGTAGTAGTAGTATTTTGGAATAATCAATCTACAGAATTTAAAATTACAAGAACTTTTAATTCAGGTAGTAATAGATGTATAACTTTAGATAGAAATCTTCCAGATAGTTTAAGATCTAAAATAAATAATACTCTTGATACAACTACAGCTGGGGTTGATAAATTTATTATATTAAGACGAGTTCCTGATGAAACTAATGTGATATTAACATTTAATAAATCTACAGATCCAACTTCTGTAGGATTTATAATACCAAATAATATTCATCCTGATGTACTTAGTAATATAGATACTATAACTAAAGAAGTTAAACAAAAACTAATTGATGCTGGTTCTACTGATTTAGGTGGATTTTAATTGAAAAATTATAAAATATATATATTTATACCAAAATATTAGATAAATTATGGCAATTTTAAATAACACTACGGTAACAGTAGATGCTATATTAACTACAAAAGGACGTGAGTTATTAGCGAGAAATGACGGTTCTTTTCAAATTACTCAATTTTCATTAGGTGATGATGAAATAGATTATACATTATATAATCCTGCTCATCCTTCAGGTTCTGCGTTTTATGGTGAAGCCATTGAAGCTATGCCTATGATGGAAGCATTTCCTAATGAAACTCAAATTATGAGATATAAATTAGTTACTTTACCTCGTGGTACATCAAAATTACCAGTTATATCATTAGGTTATAATATAATTTCATTACGCCAAGGAGCTACTTTAACTATTACTCCTCAAACATTAAATTATTTAGGAGCTACTTCAACATTTGAAGCTAATGGTTATACAGCTACTATCGCTGATATTAGATTATTATCTACATTTAACGGAGTTGGAATACAAAGCGATAATATAACTAATAATAATTCTACTACAGGTACTCAATTAAGTAAATCAACTCTTGGAACTTCATTTACATTAACTGGTACTACAATTAATACATTATTCGGAGCTTCATTATCTCAATTATCAACTACAATTACAGTAGTAGGTAGAGATTCAGGCGCTCGAGTTACAATTCCTGTAAATATAATTAAAGTAAATAACCAATAATATGTCATTTATAAGATATAATGCTGATGATTCAGTAATAAGTGCAGAAACAATAACAAGAGGAATGTGGGTAAATGATAACCCTAATCTAGTTACTTTTCATACATCTAGTGCAGTAACTAGTCCATATTATTTAAATGTATTTAATTCATCTGCATCTGCAGCATCTGCATCTTCTTTACAATTTACTATTCAATATGGTCATGTTGCTGGAAGTGGATCTTCAGATATAAATACTTCTGTTGCAAATATTACTCCAACTCGTGTTACATACGGACAATATAGAAGTTTAATATATAATGATGAAAATTCATCATTTATATTTGGAAATGTTACTTCACCTGATTTTTATGCTATTAATATAGCTCGATCTCGTTTTAAAGAATCTATTAAACCTGGTTCTTTAACTTTAGAACTTACAGGATCTGCAGGAGGTTTAAGTGTATTACAATTAACTGATGATAGTACTATAAGTGGATCAATTGTAAATTTTATAGGATCTAATCGTTATTATACATTAATTTCAGGAAGTGCAGGAAATATTTCAAATTCTCAACTTCAAGGAGTAAGTGGAAGTTATGGTTTAATGTTTCCTGATTTAGGTGTTATTTTATTAAATCCAAGAGCTTTGGCAAATACAGGTTCTGTAGGAGGTGTTGCTTTAGCTACAAATACAGCAGATGGTGGTGCTGGAGTTTTAACAACTCCTAATTTAGCTACTTTATTTAGAGCTATTAGTGGATCAAATGCGTCACAATTTACATTACAATCACAAGAAACTGTATCATCACGTTATTTCTTTACTCGTATTAAAAATAGTGATTTTAATTATACAACAAATCCATCTATTATAAATAATAGTGGTAGTTTATTATATGATACATTAATTGATAATCCTCAAACCTATATTACTACTGTAGGTATGTATAATGATAATAATGAATTATTAGCTGTAGCTAAATTGTCACGTCCATTAGTTAAAGATTTTACAAAAGAATCTTTAATCAGAATAAAATTAGATTACTAAAATTAATTTAAATGGCTTCATTTAAAAGATTAAAAAGATCGGATGTAATATCCGTTCCGTATGTGGCCAATAAAAATTGGGTTTTTAATTATTGTCCGTATCCTAAAAATGATCAATATATAACAATATATAAAGGAACTAATATAACTGGTTCTTTTTCACCAATTACAGACCCTATCACAGAAGGACAATATGAAAGATTAGTCTATTCTCAGATAAATCATTTATTTTATCAGCAATATTCATCAAGTGCTGAATTATTAAATACTAGTTCATTAGCTTCTTCATTATATTATGAATCATCATCTCAATTAAGAGCAACAGATGCTTTTTATGATTTTAATGAGAATCCATCATTAATAAAAAATTACCCAACAGGAGCTAATGCTAGTATTCGTGTATTATCTATAAACCAAGATTTATATGGTCAAAAGATTTTACCTCATGCTTTTGAATTATCATCTTCAGTTTATTGTATTAAAGACGATGGTATAGGTAATTTAATTGATACTAAAAATTCAAATACTTATGTTGGTAATATTTTTTATCCTCAAGGACTTTCAATAATAACTCATCTTGATTATCAATTATTATTTCCTTTACCTCCATTAGCAACCCAAAGAGAAGTTATATTTTATGATACTGATACTAATAGAAATATTAATCTTACTGGGTCTATAATTACTAGAGGTAGTAATTTAGTTACTGAAAGTTTAGCATTATCTAATTTTGAATCTAGTTTTTTTACTAAAAATAATAATGGAACTGTAGATTTTACAGGAAGTGCTGCTTTAGGAATATATCAAACTAATTTTACATTTAATACAAATTTAACTGGAAGTTCATGTGCTGATACTTCTTTAACTAGTAATTTGGGATTACTTAAAGTTAATTTATTAAATAATTGTAACTTTGCAGTTAGTTCTTCAGAAATTTCAGACCAATAAAATTAATATATATTTATATATAACAGTATAATAAATGAGGAAATTTAAAGTAACTTTAACAACTAATAATAATTCAGGTCCTTTTGATATATATTATGTATCAAATAATGAATCTGTATTAGCTCCTTTAGTTACTGGAAGTTATGCAACAAATATTACTGCAAATCAATTATTATCTGGAGTTGATATACAAGCAGATTATGGAGTTAGTAGTATTAATGTATTTAATTTAAAAGATACTTGCAATAATATTGCTAGTATAACTCAAACTCCTGAAATAAATCCATTCGAATGTATTGCTTATTTAGTAAAAAATAATTCAATCTCCTCAGTAACTATTCAATATACTGATTGTGATGGTAATATTCAAACTATAACAATAGGACCAGGAGGTAGTGGTTCATTTAGTGGACTTTTAGATTCAGCAACTGTGATTTCAGGAGATCCTAATGCTGTTATTATATACCCAGATCCACAATATTGTAAATTTTATAATATTTCTAATCCATGTCCTGATATATCTGTTGATATAAAATATGTTGATTGTAATGGTAAACGAATTTCAATATCTATTCCACCTAATACTACAACTTTAGTAAAAGGTATATCTGGAACATTATATAATAGTGGAGGAAATTGTGGAATTGGAATTGGAATTGATCCTATAGAAGATCCTGATATTCCTCAAGGTAAATGCACTATATATAAAGCAATAAATAAATGTGATAATACTAATATAATTGTTAAATATACTGATTGTGAAAATGAAGTACAAACTTTAGATTTACCTGCAGGTTCAACTCAAACCTTTACTTCTTTATTTAATAAATACGAATGTATATCGGGTGATTGTAGTTGTTTAAGTGTAGTAACCCCAATATCAACTTGCGGATTTGATTTTTCTATTGCAACATATACTCCACCAGCACCAGTAATTCCAGAACCTAAATATACTTTAACTCCTACTAAACTTGAAATTAATGAAGGTTCAAGTGTTACAATAAATATAGCTACAGAAAATGTTGATAGTGGAACTACACTTTATTGGGGGATTTCAGGTTTAGCAGGAGATTTTGACACACCACTTACAGGAACTGTTACTACTAATGCTGATGGTAAAGCTTCATTTGATATAACAGCTAAAGCAGATAATATAACGGATAAGGATAAAGATACATTTGCCTTTTTAGAAAATTCAAGTAGAAATATAATTTTAGCTTCATCTAAAACTATACTTATTAAAGATACTTCTAAAACTCCAATACCAATAATATATGAAGTAGTAGCAACAGATCCTAATAGTTATACGTATTCATACACTGATAATCAAGTATCTATCCCACCTTATTTCCTATCTAATCCATCAACTCGAATTGGTCAAGAAAGATTATTTTTTCTACCTAGAATAAATCATAGCTATGTTTATACAAGAAGTGGTGTAAAACAATCTAGTAAATCAATGGCTAGTACTTTCTTTTTACCTAATCAATTTCCTCATAAAGATGTATACGGATTAAATCCTACAACTACACAAATGCGATTTACCAGCTCTTTATATCTATCAGGTACTGGTGCTCCTTTACAAACCTTTTCAGGAGGTGCTCAACGTGTATATCCAATTAATAATCAAATTTTAACATTTGGAAATATAATTACAAATACAGAAACCGCAAATTATATATATGATAAACTACCTGATAGTGTGGGAGGAATGTATAGATATTATGTTCCTAGAACTTCCACATATTCAATTACTGGAAGTATACCATTTTCTTTTAAAGGGGATGATACTCAAAATTTTGGATTTTTCTTTAACGATCAAGCAGGTCCCGCAGTATTTAGAATTGCTGGAGTATTAGAAAAATCTTCAACTACAAATAATCCTACATCATGGCAGTATATTACTCATACTACTAGTTCTTTAATAGGTAATCCTTTAAAACAAAATACAGATAGTATATTTAAATACAATCAACAAGAAAGTACATTTTGGTTTGATTCTGCTATGAAGAGTGAAGTAAATTTAAATTTAGCTTTTTCATCATCCGTAAGTTTAACTAGTGGTGAATTTGTTAGATTTACATTATATTGGATTGATTTAAGGGGTGTTTTTTATGGTAGTACTGTAGATGGTAGAGCTTCTAAACAATCAAATTGGACTGTAGGTCCAAATTCAAGATTTTCAATAAAAGATAATACAACTTATTAATATAGTAAAATAAATGTCTACATTTTATAAAATAACAGCATCACCTAACCCAAACGGCTTCCCGAATGGACCATATGATATTTATTATTCTGTAGTTGGAAGTCCTACATTAATCCCTGCTATATTACAAGATAATACTCCTGCTACTGGATATGATGAAGTTGGTTTATCTGAAGGAGTTATTATAAAAATTCCTACCGGTCAAACAGCAGCTTCTGTTACAATAACTAATAATGGTGAAAACTGTGGAAATAGTGTAACTCGTACTACTGCTGGACTTATTAAATTATGTACTAATTTTGAAATTATAACATCAGAAAACATTACAATATATTATGAGGATTGTAATGGAAACCCATGGATAAAACCAATTACACCAGTTGAATCTCCTAAAAAAATTAAGGTTAAACAAGGAAAATATCCTCAATTAGTAGTAGGAGATCCAAATAATGTTACTATTACTGATACTGGTGAAGAAACAACAGATCCATTATTTGAATATTCATTTACTCCAGATGTAAATGTTCCAGCAACAATGTCTATATTTTTAGCTAGTCCTTCTGGATCTGAAAATTATCAAACTTTCACATTTACTGAGGCCTCATCAGGAATAATTTCAGCATCAACAGATGATTATATTATAGTATCAGTATCAGGATCTGCTAATACTTCAAGTGCATGGCCAACAAGTGGAAGTTCATTTTTATCAATGAGTTTTAATGGTAGTTATATTTCTAGTTCATTTACAACTAGTAGTAGTGGATCATTGTATCAAGCTTTATATTTAACTGGTTCATTAACTGGTTCATTAACTGGAAGTATATATACTAACTATATACCTGTACCATCACCATCACCTGCTCCAGCTCCTTCAACACCATCACCTGCTCCAGCTCCAGCTCCTGCAACACCATCACCATCACCAACACCTGCACCTGTTGAAATACCGCCTTCACCTGCTCCTGCACCTGTTGAAATACCGCCTTCACCGGCTCCTGCACCTGTTGAA